CTGCGTAATGTCCGGCATCCGGATTATCTTTGTCAATCATAAAACCTTCAAATCCATCAATTGGTGCAGTTTCTACATTTAACATCAAGTGTTTTGCTCCTGCTATAAATGAAAAATCATCTAAGTGTACACTATTAATCTTCAGTGTGTGATTACCCGGTGCAATTGTTTTAGGTAGTCCATTACCACCTTCTTTCAAATCTGTTGTGCTTAAGCCCATCTTTTTTTGTTTTATTTATTAATCTATGAATACTTTATCCCAATAAGTAAGATACTCACCGTTCTCATCAATTTCTGAAATCACAATTTCAGCATTACTCAAGTGTGCAGGTCTGGCCCCACATGCAACATCATCATTAGTCTTAAAGCTAAGTATGTTCTTATTACCCTTTCTATACAGATAACCAATGGCATCTGAGTTAGAAGTAGTAATACGCTTTAACTTACCTGTCAGATCTAAATCAAGAGCATTAAAAGTACCTCCTGCTTTCTCTAACTGAGTGTCTTTAACGTGACCAACAAATATTACATAAGGAGCCCATGTTGAAATGTACTCTATTACTTTTGTAAATGCTTGTCTAGTCCAGAAATAGCCGGCACCTTCAGGCATACCTAATATGTTTCCATACTTTTCTTTACCACCACCTGGATTAAACCAGTTTTTTCCCATAGGACTTTTGGAGTAAATTACTTCAGCATATGGTATAATCATCTCCTCTAAAGCTGTTATAGTATCTACTGCAACATACTTATAAGGATTACCTGCTTCTTTAATAGCTTTACCAATCTCTCTGATTTCTTCAAAGTTATTGGCTTCTACTTTTAGAGCAGATAAATACTTAGAACCTTTTTCTAAATCTAAAATAAGACAGTTGTCAAGCTTACTCAACAATGTTGTCTTACCTGTCTTAGGTTTAGAAAAGATAATAAGATTCTTAGGACTTTGTGAATCCGGTGCTACTTTACTTGTAGGCAATACTATTCCACTCATCTTACTTGTTTTTAATTAAATCATTTAACCATGCTTTTTGACTTACAGGTTTCTGTAATAGAATAGCAGCCAAGTCTCTAACTGTCATTTGACTTAGCGGTGCATCTGCATCAGGATCCATTATTTCATCAAAATTAGGAAACAACGCTAGTTGCTCAGGTTCTTTCTCAAACTCAATTTTTACAAGTTCAGATACAGGTACTAAATACCTAAATTGACCATTTGCTGCTGGCTCTGTTTTGTCATACTCTTCATCAAAATGAGGATTAAACCTCCATTTGTAAAGAGTTCTGTTTGCATCTTCAGGATCAAGATCAATGCTTGTAAATTCCGTATAAATATTCTTACCTTTCTTTACCTCACTTAGAAAAAATCCAATGTGATGCTCAGATTTACCTTTTGGTACATAAGCACATTTAGGAATAAACAATGGACCATCTTCCTGAAGCAAGTCAAACTTCCACTGATGATGCTTAATAAGCTCTTCAGTTTTTTCCTGTCTGTTTACTGTGCTTTTAGTTGATAAACTCATAATTTATTATTTAGTTGTTAAACGTTTCTCCTGTTGAGGAGGTGTAATCATTTCTATTATTCTCATCTTCTCAAATTCAGCACGGAAAAAACTCAGCCTAGTATCACCATTTCTACACTTAAGAAAGTGTAATACAATAACTTTGTCATCTTCAATCACATATCTATCTGGACCATAATATCTAATCTTCTGTTTTGCTGGTCTGTTAATACCTATAACATTATCAGCATGTTGAAGAATAGCATCTGAACCAAATATATCAGATTCAAGAACATAGTTACCATATTTACCATCTTCACTTCTATCCGGATTATCTATATTTCTATTCAACTGACTTAGTAGAATAAAAGCAATAGGATATTGTCTTTTAAGTAGTGTTAGAGCTTCTCCAAGATTGTTAAGCATGTCTTGCTTATCTTTCTCATAAGGAGCCTTCTTAAACAGCAATGAGTGATCTATTGTAATCAGAACTTTAGGTAAAACTAAATTTCCATCAACATCATGTGTAGTGTGTTCTATAATATACTCTTTAATGATAGTTTTAAACTCATCAATTGTACAAGGTTTTTCTACAACATCAATTGGGTATTTAATCTTCTTCTTTGCGTAATCATAACATTTTTGTAAATCATCAGTTGATAGTTTTCCGTCAGCACTACATAAGTATTTATAGGATCTACCTATAATACTAGAGTACTCTCTGATTGCTGAGGTTCTAGCAAGCATTTCAAATTGAAACTGCAATATTCTAAAATTCTGACCAGGATTTAAAGGAAAAGATTCCCTTACAATCTGTTCAACAATAAGTGTCTTGCCTGATGCCGGTCTACCACCTATTACATTCAGAGTATTCCATTCAATTCCATCTGTCAAAGCATCATCAAACTTAGCCCAAGGAGTCTTAAGACTTTTAATTTGCCCTTGCATTCTACCCTGTAGATACTTTAAAGATTCTTGAAAACCCTCCCTTTGACTATTCCAAGGTTTCTTTGGATTAGCCCTACTTGACTCACTCATATATATACTTTAAGATAATTGCTTCTTTAAACTGTTGTAAAGAGCATGAAAAACACTTACTATTGCTTCAATTCCAAGATATTTAAGGAATGTAAGTTGTACTATGTATGTACTAATAATAAAGTAACTTACAACAGTGCCTAAGATTGCTGCAGGCAACAGCTTCATCCATATACTCATACCACCCTTTCACTAAAATGTGATTGTTTAAAATCAGCGTCTCCATTCAAATATACCTCACAGTAATTTGCTAATTCAGATTCAAAGGTTTTCTCAGCAGGATTAAGCTTCCTAATAAAGTATTGAGAAGTCCTCATGTATTTAAAACCTTGCTTTTCATACTCATCAACGTACATATTTGTAGCATTGATTACAGTATCCCATTCATAAGAATGTGTTTCAAAGAACCATCTAAAATTGTTCTCTAAATTCTTCTTATCTGATCTGGCATATTTACCGCTTGGAAGTTTAAATTTAGGAAAAATTTCTAAATATTCATCTATTTTCTTCATGAAATTATCACCTAAAAGATCAGATGATGTCTTTTTCTTACTGTTTTTAAAGTAAGATTCAAGCTCTTGAATTAATACAAAACCTTTACTGGTAAGAATTTTATCTTCATTTAACCAACCATCATTTATAAGTCTCATATGCTCTACAGAAAGAGGCAAATTAAATGAAGGTACAGTATTGTTTTTACTACACCAAAGAATATAAAACTGATTAGGTGTAAGATTGTTTCTTATTAACTTATTAAAGATGTCTACCATTCTATTTCGTATTTGTAGTTTGTAATAATTATCTCTTTTGTTTTAACAAATACGTCTTTGCTATCCCATTCAGGCAAATTGTTATATGATGCACTGGCCGGATGAGTTACAAAAAACTTATAGTTATTATCATTAACGCAATCAGACCACTCTTCAGCTTTTTTACCCATGTAAATATAGACTAAACCCGGGCAATTCCATGTAAGCCAATCAAACACATAAGCAATAAAAGGTTTCCATATAAGATGATGTTGACCTACTTTACCTACATTAGTTGTCAGAGCTGTATTAAGTAATAATATACCTTGATTTGCCCATCTTGCAAGATCTTTATCTCTGCAGACATTCATATCATCATATACTGTTTTATTAACAGCTCTAAACATGTATTCTAAACTAGGTTGTAAATAGTCTGAATCTTTCAAACTAAATGCTATTCCATCAGCCTGGCCAACTCCCGGGTAAGGATCTTGTCCAACAATTACTACTTTTAATTGATCATAAGGGCATTCTTCAAATGCTCTAAACCAATTCTTCATAGTAGGAGTAAATCTCTTACCATCTTTAGTTTGTTTCAATAACTGAATAATAATATTCTCAAAGTCTTTACTATAGATAAATCCTCGTAATACTCTTGCCCACCCCAAAGGTTCTAGTTTGTTATAAATTTTATCTTTTATTTCTTCAATATCAAGTTTTTGACTCATAATTTTTATATTTGTGTTATGGCAGTAACAGTAAAAGAACTCAAAGATGATGCTATTGTTGAAATTAAAGTCAACAAAAGCTTTTATTTAATGACAAAAGCATTGTCATATTTTCTATTCCAAACAATTAAGGATGATGCTGAAAGAGAAGAATCTCTCAAGAAAATCATGACCGGTAAATATGAGGACATGAATGATTTTGAAAGATCTTTCTATACTGTAACATTACTACTTGCTGAGATAGAAAAACAGGCCCAAGATAATAAACTCTATGATGAGAAAGAAATTCTTGAGCCTGGTGATGACGGTTATGTGGAACCTATTCAAGGATAATATTATTTTCCTGAGCTATTTGTTTACAAGCTTCAATAGCTAATGTAATCTCATCTTTACTGCATGTAGCAAATGATTTACATATTAGCTCCATCTTACCTTCTTCTTCAGCTTCATAATATAAACCGGCCAGTTGTTTTACTACCAGTTTCATATCAGCAAAAGTAAACCCAAGCTCCATAGATAATTCTCTTATACAAGCATGAACTTTACTTATCTGAGCTACACTAGCTTTTGATCCTTTTCTACATACAAAGATTTCCAATTCTTCTCCTTCTTGTACTTTATCTATAAATATATCATACAAGAGTTTTTCTGTTTTGTCAACGTATCCTATTTTAGAATTTTGTTTGACCAAAGTTCCTATAAACATATTATTTAATTTTTGCTGATTTAGCAAAGAGTGCAATAAGAAGCTGCACATCTTCAATGTCTCTTATAAAGAGATCTATCTCATAACAATTTACACACCAATTTTTTGTTGAAGCATAGGTACTTTCATTACTTGTCAGTGTACAGTTGTCATTAAGTTCATAGGTATAATAGTAATAGTTATCTTTATCCCCGGATTCTTCTACTGGTACATCTACTCTCTCAAAGCCTTCTTCAATTAATTCACTTTCTCTCA